CCTCAAGACCTATGGTTACAACGTCCCCGCTGTAGAAACTGCGGAAACACGCAGCTATCGGCCCTGGAGAAACGCGAGTGCCACCTAACACGCATCTCGGGTGCCCCGGCGCCACGATCTCGTCCAGCCGGTAGATCCGGCCATGGCGCGAGGCGCACACCGGGCAGGTCCGCTCGTCCTTGGTGGCGATCCACCGGGCATAGCCGAACCCGTTGCGGGCGGCTGCTGCCTTCTGGGCCCCCACATAGGCGTTGGCCAGCTCACTGCGGGCGATCAGCTCAGCCCGCTGCTCCAGGCCCAGCCGATTGTTCAGCCCCTGCGGATCGCGGGCCCCCTGCAGGGCCGTCCTGATCTCCCGCTCCAGCACGCGGGGCCCCTTCCCGCGGCCGATGCCATCGGTGACGATCCGGGCGATGTTGTCCCTGAAGCTCTCCACCTCCCCCCGGATGTAGGCGCTGGCGGTGTTGGCGGCGGCCTCCACGGCGGCCCTGCTGGCGCCTACGAACGTGCTCTGTGCCGTGGCGTCAGGGTTGGCGGTCTGCGCGAGCTGCTGCCCCAGGTCGCCGCCGAGGGTCACCGCTTCGGCGAAGTCCTCGCGGTAGCGGTTCTGCAGCCAGGCCAGCTCCCGATCCGACGCGAAGGCTTGAGCGAGCTCCAGGAGCTTGCGGAACTTGGCGGAGCCATCGGCGATCGAGTACGACCCTGGCCGGCGGGTCACGCCATCGGCGCTCTGCTGGTCAGGAAGGCTGGGGTCCACGAACTGCCCGTAGTACCGGCGCAGATCCCGCAGGGTGCGGGCCAGGGAGCGGCGCAGGGCCGCCTGCGTGTTGCTGACCGACCGATTGGCCAGGGTGTCCAGGGCGGCGGCGTAGTCGTCTGCGAGCTGGAGCTGTTGGTCGCCGATGGTGGCCATTTCAGTTCAGCGGCAACCCTTGGGCGTCCACGCCATCGCCTGCGAGGTCGTTCACCCCCGGCGCCGGCGGGTTCATCAGCTCCTGCTGCCGGGCATCCTCGGCGGCCAGCAGCTCGGCCTCTTTGTCGCCATCGGCGCCAGGCCGGAGCATGCCCCGCTTCTGTGCCAGGTGCGTGACGGTCTCGCGCATGAGGAGGCCCTTGTCGTAGAGGTTGCCGGCGAGGGTGAGCAGGGCATCGTCCACGGGCTTGTCGGTGACCCCTGGCAGCAGATCGATACCGGCGTCACGCTCGGGGAACTCCCCGGTGAATGCGCCCCAGATTTGGAACAGGCTCTCCCATGCGGAGCTTTTGGCCTCAGCCATGGCCGTGATGCTGGCCTGCAGTTGGGCGCTCTCCAGCTCGGCTTGCGTGGCGGTGCGCTCACCACCACCGGAGAACAGGAACGACAGGGTGCTGCGATCGATCAGCTTCTCGATCCCCTCCAGGTGGTGCAAATGCTTGTCCAGGCTGCTGCCGGTTGGCTCGGCGAAGTCCAGACCACCCGAGCCATCTGGAAACTCCACCACGGAGTTGGGGCCCAGCATCAGCGGCAGCACCTCACCGTTGGGCCCGGTCATCCGGCGGCCCTTCACCACGGCCACCGGCAGGGCGCAGCGATGGAGCAGCTCCTTCAGGTCGGAGTATTCGCGGAACCAATCAAGGGTGAGGTTCGCCAGGCTCAGCAGCGGCAAGCCTCCCTGCCCAAAGCCGCTGCGAGCGGTGGGGCCGTACCAGACCACCGGGGGGCGCTCCAGCGGCTCGCCGCGGGGGCCCCGGAATGTGCCCTCCTGCGGGCGCCCGTCGTCATCGGTGGCCACCTCCAGGTTGAATCGGGCTGTGGCGCCCTTGCCGCTGTCACCCGTGATCTTCAGCAGCCGCCACTGGCCGCCCTGCATCACCCGGTAACGGGGCTCCATCTTGAGGCCGTAGTCCCCGTCTTCAACCTCGTGCCACTCCAAAACCGTGACCGCAATCGGCACGCGGCGGCCCCCGATCTTGGCGAGCCTCCAGTTGAGGACGTTGCGGCGCTCGGCCATGGAGAACGTGGGCCGGCGGCCCTGGGCTCGCTCGGCGGCGCGGCTATCGGCGGCGTCCGGCGGCATGTCGGCCATCAGCAGGCAGCCGCCATCACGGAGCGCAATGGCATCGGTTGATAAACCCCAGGCCTTGAGGCTGTTGCCCTCGCCGTCCACGTCCCCCCGAGCGTCCAGGAGCCCCTGCTGCACGCCGCGAAGCTCGTAGCGGCTGAGCACCCCAGCGAAGGCGGAGACACCATCACGGAAGAAGGATGGGTAGGAGCTGCGCTGTACGCGGGCCTTGTAGGCCGCCATGGGCTCGCCGGCCTCCTTCAGGAGGTGCCGCTTTTTCGCCTCACCCCGCAGCAAATCCCAGCAGTCAGCAACCAGATCAAGATCGCCCAGCACCTCGCGCAGGCTGGGGTGATGGAACGAAGGCAGATCGCCCTTGGTCGTCGGATGGCTGATCTGCTGCTGCTGCACCGCTGCCTATGCCTTCTGGGAGCAGTTTTCCCGCTCTGGCTCGGGTCAGGGTTGGGGCGGGTGCAGGGGCAAGCGCTCGTCACCCGGCCCAATGCGGTACTCACACTCGAAAGCGATGATCGGCGGCGGCTCCATCCCTCGCCGGCCACCTGGAGCGGTTCGTCGCAGGCAGTCGTTGCACCCATCGCGCCAGTGCCATTCGCCATCCTCAAAGCTGCCGTCTCCAGGGCAGCGGCGAATGTGTGCCGGGAGGGTGGTCACGGCTGGCCCCCATCCCGACAGGCATCGAACAACCCCAACTGCTCCGCCGCCTGCAGGATCTCCCGAGGCTCCGTGACACGCCTGCGGGCCCCGTCCGTGGCGCCGGCCACGGGCACCATCAGGGATGGCGGCTGCCGCTCCTCGTGGGGCTTCAGGCGTTCACCGCGGATGATGCCCTCAGCGTGCCGCAGGAACTGCCCATGAGGCATGCGGGCAAGCTGCCGCCGGGGCTTTATCTCCCAGGCCTGCTCCAGCATCAGCCGATCCGCCCACCGCAGGGCGGCATGGGCCTCGTCGGCGACCCGCAGGGCGTCATTCAGCTCGTCGTAAGCCTCGATCTCGTCCCACGGGTCGGGTTCGTAGTCGTGGCGGCCCTCGCGCTCAGCCTGATGGCTCTCGTGATCCAGGCTGCGGGTTGCGCCCTGGGCCTCCAGGATCTCCCTGACCTCGGCCGCCTCCAGCCCGGTGGCCTCCACCACGGCCGAGAGGGTGGCGCCATCGGCCACCATGCGCCGCACCACCGGGGCCTTGTCGCGCCAGCGATCGGGGAACTTCACGCCGCTGCTGTGGCCCTTGTCCCGCAGCCACTGGGCCATGGCGCCGCGGATGAAGGGCACCACGCAGGTGCTCAGCCGGTTCCCCGTGGAGGGGTCGTAACGGCGGCAGCCGTTCAGCAGCCCCCGGACCGCGACCATGTGCAGGTCGTCAAACGGCATCTGCGTTTGCCGCGCCAGCCGGTTGGCCATGGCCGTGGCGAGCTTCAGGTTGTCGATGGCCAACTGCTCGGACGTTGCCGTAGGCGGCGGAAAGCTCCCCAGTCGATCCAGATCAGGACACGGGCCGGCCTCGGCGCGGATCTTCGCGCCCTTGACGTGGGCCAAGCGGCCGACCCTTGAGCCGGTCCGATGTGTGGTAGCCATCACCGGCAAGTTTAGCCCGCTTTCGCTGCCATTATCGGGCCACCTGTCACCCCTGCGCTTGGCGCCGCCTGGGGCCTTGGCCGGGTGGTCAGGCGCCATGGCCATAGCTGACGGTGCCAAAGCTGATGGGGCCGGAACCGGAGAGGAAGATCAGGAGCTGACTCGTGCTGTCCACGATGTCATCGAAGGGTGCCGCGGGGAACTGCACAAGCTGATCCCGGACCTTGTTGCTCCAGGGGGCAGAGCGAGGCAGGAAGACTCTCCCGTTGTTGAACTCCACGCTGGCGGCATTGGCGCGGGATTCCTTGCCGCCCATGTCACCCACTCCGGCGGCCACCACCTGATAGCCGTGGGCGGCCTGCGTGAGGGTCTTGATCACCGCAGCGCCGTTGGCCTTTTTCTCGATCACCAACTGCCCAAAGCGGTGCCGTAGGTGCATGGAGCGGATCATGCTCACAGTGGCCGGGAAGTCGAGGCGTTCATCCACCAAGTCCAAGAGCCAGGCACCTTGCGGACTTTGGCCCCATAGCGTCATCGCCACCATGTCACTGCCGGCGGTGTCGTCAAAAGTGGCATCGACTGACAGGATCTTGCGGATGAAGCCTGCAGGCAGATCGGGATCGCCTGCCTGGCCTGGCCAAGCCGGGCAGCCGTAGAACCGCATCCGATCCAAGAAAAACACCGTGCCCTTGCCGGCGCTCGGGCGTTGCTGGTAGATCGACTCCCAGTCCCGGTCGGGGGTATTGGCCTTCTTCTTCTTGATCCACCGCTCGTTGAAGCGCTCAGGATCCAGCGCCTCCCCCGGCTGCCGGTTATCGGCCTCGCGGGTGACTGTGGCCGGCAAAGGCTTGATGTCGTTGGCCGGCACCGCCTCGATCGGCAGGCTGACCACGTGCCAGCGCTCGCAGTCGTCCTCCAGACCCTCCTTCTCCAGCTCCAGGTTCTTGCTGAGCAAGTAGCCGATCAGGTCGGCCTCGTGCCAGCGCGTGTGAACCACCACCACGCTGTTGTTGGGCTCCTCACGGGTGGAGAGGACCGAATCCCACCAGTTGTGAACCTGCCGGCGGAACGCGGCGCTCTCGGCCTCTTCGCGGCCCTTGATCGGGTCATCAATGAACAACCAGTGGCCGGGCTTGCCGGTGCCCTTGCCGATGCCTGCGGTCCAGATCGAGCCGATCCCATCGTCCGTGGCCCACTCCTCCTTGCCGGCCTTGCTGGCGCTCAGCACGCCACCGCTGGCGGCGAAGTAATCGCGGGCGGCCTCGCTGAAGCCCACCGCCAGGTCTTGAGACTGGCAGCAGATACCGCCGGAGCGATCGGGGAACCGCCGCAGGCAGTAGCCCGGCAGGAATCGGCTGAAGATCGTGGATTTCCAGTGCCTGGGGGGCAGCTCCACCATCAGGCGGCGAAGATCACCATCGGCCACCCGCTGCGCCAGATCAATCAGCCGCAGGGTGTGGCGCGTGAAGGGAAACCGCGGGTAGGCGTCGGCGATGTACTCGCGAAAGCTCTTGGTGTAGGGCTCCACTGCCGCCGGGATGGCCCCCTCTGCCGCCCGTGCCGACTGCACCTCCTGCCAGGCGGGGAAGCCCCGGTAGGCGTGCGCGGCGCCGTGGTGGAGGAGGTTCAGGGGCATCAGGGAGTGGTGGGCAGAGCCCCCTCGGCGGGCGGCAGCACGGCATCAATGGCCGCCTCAGCGTCTTGGCGAACTCGGTCAAGCTCGTCATCTTCAACAAGAACAAGATCAGAAGATTTAGCGACAAAGTAAAAATCTGGCTCCCTACAATAAAGCCCGTATTCCCGATGCCCTCTGGATTCGCCAAGGTAAAGGCGAATACTAATAAGAAGATACCCAACCCATTTGTCTCCCTCAAGGTTTTCCAAGTTATCCAAATCCGCGCCATCTGCGCCTTCTTCAAGCATTACATCTGGCCCAGCAGCCATCCAATACGGCCCAAAGGGCTTAATTGCAATACTTGCTTTAAGTTCAGGACTTGGCGCATGATCTTTCAGCACCTCTTCAAAGGTTGACAGTATCATGTCGTGATCTTTATCTGATTTCCCTACAAGCTCCGTAGAGCCGTCGTCCTTGACGTAGACCAGGCACATTTCAAGATGTATCGGGTCTAAAATTAAATACGCTTCATTGCCATTGATGAACCGAGTTACAAACTCACAGTCTGTCGTGCTGCCGTTTTTGTCTTGAATTTGAACAATAGAATTGGCGGGATCCACCACGTAGGTGCCGTTCCAGTGAGCATAGGGGCCTTGGATGCCCTCCACCGTAATGCTCTGGCCTTCGGCAAGGGCATTGATGGGCGGCTGTAAGGAGCAGCGGTATCGCCGAAGGACGCAGCGGTAGCCGGCGGGCTCACTGCGCCAGTGCAGGCAGATGGCTGGATCAACCGTGCTGCTACCGCAGAGTGGGCAGGGCTGAAGGCTGGGGCAGTCCATGGGTCAGCGGCTAGGGGTGATCGGCGGAGGGCTGGGGAGGGGGGTGATCAGAAGCAGGATCATATTCGGCGCATCTCAAGGAATTTATATTGAGTTTTTGTCTGCTACTCTTGTATAGACTGCTACCCACTGAAACGTTCTACAATAAGACGTTGGGTCAATATTTAATGGTAACATTTGTGGATCATCGTTCGGCACCCAATACTCGTAGGGACGACCGCAGATGCTTGCCGTTTCACCGTCAAACGGCCCGCCAAACAGTGAAATTTCAGTAGTGGCAAGGAATGCCGGGGTGTCCATGGTGGTGGTTGACAATGTGGTTGACAAAGCGGGGCTCAGTGGTTGTCAAGCCCGATGTGGAGCCACTGCCGGGGCTTGATCGTCAGCGGGGCAGGATGAAACCGGCGACGTTTCCGTACTTCCCCCACTGCGACCGGAAGTAATCCCTCAGTATCTGAAGCAAGAGAGCCGTCCATCCCTACTACGCTGATCACCTCCCCCGTCACCGGGTCACAAGCCAGCACGCCACGCAACTGGCGCCCCAGCCGGTCGCGGACTATGGCGCCATTGGGGTACTGCTGCTGAAAGGCTGGGTCGTTGGCGTCAAGCATGGGGGTTAAGGGTGACGGGTGGAGGGTTGGGGTTAGCAATAAACCACAAAGGAATCCAAGGGGAAACGTTCAATAAAATCTCGCACATCTGCTGCTGTCCTCAGCCCACCGCTTTCCAGTAACTGGTTGCCCCAAGCAAGAAATTCGTCCCTTGTGGCCAAGTAGCCTGCCCTTGTAGTGTCATTAACCATTGAAGCCAAGGCTCCCAATGCGTCGCCACGATCACAAAAGTCAAAGGCGCGTTGCTTGCATTGTTCCAGGTACTGCTCAGGTGTTTGCATTGGCATGGGTCAATCAATGGCGGCGATAGTAGTTTGCGTGACCGAAGCCACTGTATAGGAAACGTTATTTACTGTGATAAGTTGACCTTCGGTAAATCCATGGGCATCTCCAACGGCAAGGTTGAAAACAATGCGCTCAACCCTTAGCGGCGCGGGCCAGAAGCCGTGGCGCCAGAACCCAGCCGGAAGATCCCAGCGCTGCTGGCGGCCCCTGGCCATTCGCAAGATTGCGCCCACGATGCGGCTCTTGCCGTGGCGGATCACCTCCCCCGTTTCCTGGTTGAAGGCCACCACGCCGCTGATCCTGCGCCCCGTGCGGTCGTAGATGGTGGCGCCGTTGGGGTACTGCTCGCGGAAGGCGGGGGTGTTGGCGTCAAGCATGGGGGCTAGGGGTGATGGGTGGGCTGGGGAGGGGTTGCCAGTGGGTGAGGTCACTCAAAGTATGCCAACCATCTTCGGTCCACTCCACCACCAGAACGCGGCGCAATTCCAGCTTATGCGGGCCATCCTGGTTGTACTGGCGAAGGTAGTTACGGCCCTCTCGGATTGCATCATCCAGTGTTGCCGCAATGCCTCCAGCTACCTCGCAGTCTTCGCTATCAAAAACCGAGAACTCATACCGGTCCGCTTGCACACCCTGCACCGCCGAGGCCGCAGGGCCATCGCGGCAGCCGCTGAACCCAGGATGCGCCAGGATCGCCTCAGCCAGGGCTGCAGCGCCTAGGCTGTGCCTGCCATCCACTTCCCTGATAATCGCGGTCAGTCGCAGGATGTGACCTACATCGGGTTCTTCCGGTGCAGGAGTGGTGGTTAGGGTTTGGCGCAGATCACGAAGCCGTTGGATCTCGATCAGGGCCGCCATCAGCTCCAGGTTCACTTCCCCCTCCACCGGCTGAGCGGCTGGCTGAGCAACCGGAGCAGGCCAGCGGGTGATGGCAGCGGTGATCATCTCGTGCACGATCGCAAAAGCGGAGTGGTTTGGGTCGGCAATATGAAAAAACTCTTGGCACAACTTAACAACATCGTCAAGGCTCGGCCCTTCTGCCTGGGCTGCGGCTTGGGCGGCAATAGCGCGGGTCTGGGCCCATGCCAACTGCTCGGAGGAATCCAGTGATTCCCATTGGTTGAACTCATCAGCCTGCGCGTTCCACTGCTCGCGTAGATCGTGCTCTGAAAATGGGCCGGGTTCAACCTGTCCTGGATTGGAAGACAGGGCAATGAGGCGGGGGTCGGTCATCGGTGGTGGTGGTAAGGGGCAGAGCATGGGGCCGGCGGGGCAAGGCTGTGCGTGGTCATGGCCGGCGAAGGTAGAGGGGCTTGCGGTTGCGGTTGATGCGGCCACGGGCAGCAGCCAGGCGCTGGCGCGGGGTGGCCTCGGCGCTGCCTTGGAGCTGCAGGAGCTGCTGGAACGCCTTGGCGGCCAGGGCTGTGGGGATCGTGAGCGGAAGCTGGGGGCTCCATTCACCGCCCACCAAGGAGGCGTCAGCTTCCACGGCCACCACGGGCGTGCCGTCGGGCTCGGCCTGCAGCAACCGGAATCGAGCCCGCAGAGGATCAGCCCACAGGAACACTCCCCATCGGCTGCTGGAGGGCTGGCGCAGGGGCGGGTCAGTGATGATCAGATCAGGGCCGTTGCGGGCGATGGTGGCGGTCATAGAGCTTCGGGGTCGTGGGGGCTGTGGTAATCGTGACAGGGATTATGGGTTTCGCCCCCTGGGATGTTGGTGCCTTGGCGGCGCTGGCGGCAAGATTCCCGAACGCGATCGGCGGAACTTGCCGCAAGCTCGCGGGCAGCTTGCAGGTTGTCGGCGCCGTACCATTGACCGCCTTGCTGGAGGACGTAGCGGGGGAGGTCGGGGAGGCATTCAGGCATTGGATTCCTCAAGGGGTGGGGTGAG